ATGCAAGAAAAGATTGACTTGTATTTTCAAAAATTACAAGAGATGCCCTGGTGGATAGTTGGCCTCTGGGTTTCAGTAGTCGCGGCCATATATGGACTTAAGGCAACTGATGTGATAAATATGAATAAAAAATAAGGAGAATAAAATGCCAAACAAAAGATACAATAATCAAATCCCTGGTTTTAAAAAAGGTGGATCTGTTAAAAAGATGTCATCTAAAAAGAAAAAACTAGCGGCTATGTATCCGCCAAAAGATAAAATTACTAGAGGTGATTTTATTGCAGCGGCTAAGAAAAAGAAAAAGTAAGGAGAGAAAATATGGCAAGCAAATACCATAAAACTAAATCTGGCAAAATGGCAAAAAAAGGGCTTTGGTATAACATTCACCAAAAAAGAAAACGTGGTGAAAAAATGAGAAAGCCTGGAAGCAAAGGTGCGCCAACTGCTAAAGCATTTAAAAGATCACAAAGTAAATAATGAGAAACAATTATAGTTTAAGACCAGGTTTTGCATCAGGAGGTAAAACTCCAGCGTGGCAAAGAAAAGAAGGTAAGTCTGCATCAGGTGGACTAAACCGAAAAGGAATTGCATCTTACAGAAGAGCAAATCCTGGTTCTAAATTATCGATGGCGGTTACGACTAAGCCATCAAAATTAAAAAAAGGATCTAAAGCTGCAAACAGAAGGAAGTCTTTCTGCGCGCGTATGAAGGGAATGAAAAAAAGATTAACTTCTGCAAAAACTGCAAGAGATCCAAATTCAAGAATTAATAAGTCACTTAGAAAGTGGAATTGTTAATAAAAAGGAGATGAAGAGATGGATGATATATCAACTATTTACGGCATACAAAAGCTACTAAAAGATGGTATTCAACGAAATACTGATACATTACTGTCAGGAAACATTGACAGCTTAGAGAAATATCAGTATATATTAGGACAAATCAGGGCTTATGAATATACCCTGCAGGAAATCTCTAACCTGTTAAAAACGAAGGAGCATAAATATAATGACGGAACAATCATCAATCTCTCAGGAGATACCAGCCCATAAAAACGCACTAGAAGAAAAATACCAAAGTACAAAAGCAAAAGAACCATTAGGACCTGATAACATTAAATCAGAAGTTGAAGAATTACCTGAACCATCTGGTTGGAGAATTTTAATATTACCATTTACTCCACCTGACACTACAAAAGGTGGAATCATATTATCACAAGAAACTTTAGACAGAGGACGTATATCAACTAACGTTGGTTATGTTCTTAAACTTGGACCATTAGCCTACAAAGACAAAGAAAAGTTTGAAACAGGACCTTGGTGCAAAGAAAAAGATTGGGTAATTTTTGCCAGATACGCTGGTTCAAGATTACCAATAGAAGGCGGAGAGTTAAGAATACTAAACGATGATGAAGTTCTAGGAACTGTAAAAGATCCTAGTTCAATCATTACGCAATACTAATCATAGGAGAAGCTATGCAAGAAGATGCAAAAAAAGAAGATCTAGTTGATGTTGGCGAAGAAGAGGGTGCTGATATTAATTTAGATAATGAGCAAACAAAGGAGAAAGAAGATGAAAAACTGGAAGTCGTTCAAGACGATAATCAGTCCGATGACTCATCTGAGAAATCTAGTGAGCAGTTGGATGTTCAAGGTAAAAAGACACCTGAAGAACAAAAGAAAAAAGAAAACGAGTTAGAACAATATAGCGAATCAGTACAAAAGAGAATTGCTAAGTTGACTCGTAAGATGAGAGAGGCTGAAAGGCAAAGACAAGAAGCTATTTCTTTTGCGGAAGCAATGAAAACACAAAAAGAAAAAGCTGAAGCTAGATTTGCACACTTAGACAAAGACTATATGAATGAGTTTGAGTCTAGAGTTAAAACAAGTTTAGATGCCGCTAAAGTCGCTCTTAAGACTGCAATAGATAGTGGAGACGTAGATGCACAAGTTGCTGCACAACAGCAAATTGCTTCATTGACAATGGACTCTGCTAGATTGCAAAGTTTAAAAAGTGCACAAGCACAAGTTAAAGAAAACGTAAGAAGAGTACCAGAAGTCACTATTACACCACAACAAACTCAGGGACAGGACGGAGTAGAAACCGATCCTAAAGCAGAAGCTTGGGCAACTAAAAATGCGTGGTTTGGTAATGATTCTGCGATGACTTACACTGCGTTCGATATACATAACAAGCTAGTCAAAGAGGAAGGGTACGATCCTAAATCTGACGAATATTATGCTGAAATAGACAAAAGAATAAGACTTGAATTTCCGCATAAATTTGGTAAGATGGAGTCAAATACAACTGAAAGAGAAGTTAAACCTACTCAAACAGTTGCTTCAGCTAGACGTCCAGCTACAACAGGACGCAAGAAAACTGTAAGACTCACACCTTCACAGGTAGCAATCGCTAAAAAATTAGGTGTGCCACTCGAAGATTACGCAAGACAATTGCAACTCACGAAGGAGGTATAATATGACAATTGATAAAACTTCTCGTGCGGGTCAAACTAGAGATAAAGAATCTCGAAAAAAAGTTTGGACTCCACCATCAAGTTTAGATGCACCCCCTGCGCCAGATGGCTTTAGGCACAGATGGATAAGAGCCGAAGTTCTTGGTCAAGAAGACGGCAAGAATATGTCGGGTAAAATAAGATCCGGATGGGAGCTCGTTAGAGCTGACGAATATCCAGATCACGATTTTCCCAGCATTGAAGACGGCAAGTATAAGGGAGTGATCGGAGTTGGTGGCCTAGTGTTGGCTAGGATACCGGAAGAGCTCGCAAAACAACGTGAAGCGTACTTTAATAAAAGAACGCAAGATCGTGATGAAGCTATAAACAACGAGCCTTTGAAGGATCAACATCCTAGTATGCCAATCAATAGTGAAAGGCAAACTAGAGTAACTTTTGGTGGCTCTAAGAAAAGTTAATTTTTTAACGATTCGCTGACCATCATACAATTAACCAATATGGAGAAAAACTATGGCAAATAAAGACGCAGCTTTTGGTTTAAAACCGATTGGTAAGATTGGTCAAAATGCTGACAACCAAGGTTTAACTGAATACTTGATCGCAGATAACTATGCGACTGCAATTTATCAGGGAGACCCGGTTAAAGCAGTAGCAGGCGGAACTGTAGAAGTAGCTGCCGCAGGAAGCACTAACTTAGTTGGTGTTTTTTGGGGTCAGTTTATAACTAAAGATCCAACTACTGGAAAACCAACTTACCGAAATTACTACACTCAAACGAATGTAGCTAATGGGGAAGAAATCAGAGCGTTTGTATATGACGACCCTTATGAAAGGTTCGAAATACAATCAAATAACGCAAGTGCTTCTGCTGCAACAGACGTGTTCGAATTAGCGGACATTGAATATACAGCAGGATCAACTATCAATGGCGTATCTAAAGTTGAATTAGACGATGCTTCTTTTGTAACAACTTCTGCACAATTGCAGGTAGTTGGTGTATCAAAAGATATCGAAAATAATGATTTAACTTCAGCAAACGTTAACTTTGTAGTTAGAATCAATGAGCACTTGTATAAACAAACTGTAGGAGTATAGGAGTATAAACTATGGCAATATCAAGACAACAACTAGTCAAAGAACTAGAGCCTGGGTTGAATGCACTATTCGGCCTAGAGTATAAAAGATACGAGAATCAGCACGTAGAAATCTATGATGCAGAAAATTCAGACAGAGCTTTTGAAGAAGAAGTAATGTTATCTGGATTTGCGAATGCAGCTGTTAAACCTGAAGGTTCAGCAGTGACATTTGACAATGCACAAGAAACTTTTACAAGCAGATACACTCACGAAACTATCGCTTTAGCGTTCGCGATTACTGAAGAAGCAATCGAGGACAACTTGTACGATAGAATTGCTACTAGATACACAAAAGCATTAGCTAGATCTATGGCAAACACTAAGCAAGTTAAAGCGGCTAACGTATTGAACAACGCTTTCAATACTAACTACTTAGGTGGGGATGGTTTAGAACTTTGTTCTACACTTCACCCTACTATAGCTGGCACATTCTCAAATGAATTGTCGACTTCAGCTGACTTAAACGAAACTTCATTAGAGCAGTCGTTAATTGACATTGCGGCTTTCACTGATGAAAGAGGTTTAAAAATTGCTGCTCAAGGTATGAAATTAATCATCCCTTCTGAGTTACAATTCACAGCTGAGAGATTAATGAAATCTCAAGGTAGAGTTGGTACAGCTGACAACGATGTAAATGCAATCGTGTCTAAAGGTATGATTCCACAAGGTTATGTGGTTAACAATTACCTAACTGACACTGATGCGTTCTTCATCAAAACAGACGTGCCAAACGGTATGAAAATGTTCACAAGATCACCTTTAAAAACAGCAATGGAAGGTGACTTTGACACTGGTAACGTTAGATACAAAGCTAGAGAAAGATACAGCTTCGGCTGGTCTGACCCTAGAGGTATCTTCGGATCACCAGGTGCGTAAGCACTGAATTAAAAGAGGCGGCCTAAAAACCGCCTCTTTTTTTATGCAAAAGGAGAAAACTATATGAAAACTTTCCGTATTAAAATTAGAGCCTATGGATACTTCTGTGACTTCACATTAGAGTGTGAAGATAGCAGCAAAGCATTAGAAGATGCCATAGTTGACAAGTTAGGAAAAAATGATATAGTATGGGAAGATTCCGAATTTTATAATACTAGTAAAATTTGGTTAACCTACGAGGAGCTTAGTGATGCAAACACACGTTCAATCCCTTTACAAACAGAAGAGGGGTCTAGAACTACAGTGGGAGCAGCATTATAACGATGAGGGTAGATATACCCTTGATATGGTTAGGATTGATAATAAAATTAAAGAAGTTATCAATCATATTAAGATGGCAGAAGCTAAAGAAGCTAGTCAACTTAGTAAAATTGAAGATGCTGCACCTCAAGTTTCAGTAGCTACTTAATAAAAAGCTACTACACAAATAAATCATCTTTATT